TTCCTGCCTAACCTAGCGTAGCCCCTAAGGGTTGATACTAGCAGTTCTCATCACGCGAGAGGAATACGCTCTTCAATTGGTTTCCCGAAGAGTAGAGGTGCCTATTAAGGAAGGCGTCTAACCCTGCGGCTATCAGCTTTGGCTGTGGTCGCTGTCCGCCCCGAACCACTACGTTGACCTACGTGTTTAACACGTTTGTAGGGACTGTTCCCAGTATCCCTTTTCTTAATACTCGGTTTCCGGCTCTCATGCCATTTAAGACCTAGCAAAGCTATCCGTATCTTAAGGATTTTTTGGAGTTTGGCTCTTGTCAGAACCGCACCCGCGGGCTCCAAACCGGTAGGGTCCGGTATAGCTGCTACATCCCCTATAGCATGTTTCCAAATGGGAATGATTTTTCCAAGCAGGGTTATCAACCCTCGGGATCGTAATCTTCCTTCATTTAGATAAACACCGAAATTCTCTAGGATTTCAATTTCTCTAGAGCGATCTAAGATTGCCAGAAGTCGGTTGAACGCTATGAACGGGGCAATCCCCACATCTAGCGCCAACGATTTCAGTCTAATCGACCCACCTCTTTGAGACAAATTACTTTCTAATGCCTCTCCAAGATAGGCTTTTGCCTTCTTCTGTTTAGATCCCGCTATCTGCTTGAGCGAGTCACCTAGTGATCGCGACACCGATTTAACCCTTCGATCCGTTATTGGAGTGTCCTCCAGTTTTCCAACTGGATTAACCGCCGTACTGGTAGTCGAAAAGATTGCCTCCAGAGTACTTTCAAAAGGCGCTCCCGGAAGCAGAAGAGCTGTTATAAGGTTCGCTACACGGGTATTCCCGAGCTTAGCTATCCTCTGAGTAAGTTCCGAAACCACTCTATACCCTTTGGCATACGCCCTAATCACGTCTGCAAGGCGCAGATCGCTTTTCACTCTCTTAGCACGAGCTACCAGTTCAATAAAACTTGGTAGATTGCTTTGAGAGACCCAGTACTCACGTACTGAGATGGGAGAGGCATCAACCCCCCTGACGTAGAATCGCTTAGCGAATTCGTAACTGCCATCCGGTGAAATGAGTGACTTTGCGAGACCGATCTGGATCCCGAAAGCCTCACATAGAGCTTCGTACTGTCTTGCGACAGCTGTACCTAGGATAACGATATCGTCTCCTAGTAATGCGTACAGTTCGTACCACCCTCGGAACCCTGCCTTATAGGCCGCAAATTGTACTATCAAGTGATGTACTAGAGCGAGCATTGCCCAATTTGAGTATGCTCCCATAGGCATCCCAGTCCCATATCTTATTTGAGCTTCCCATAAGTAGTTCGAGTTCCGTTTCCGGAGGGATCTATTACTGTAGGGTATCCCGACGAGAAGTTCTCGCCAGGACTTCGCCACCGCAGGGGTGACTAAATGACCCAAAGCGGATACGGTTAGTTCGGATGGTATCCTATCGGTAGCAGCCTTCAAATCGAACGAGTACACGTGCGCTTTTCCTGTTGTTCTGAGGAGCTCCACTATTTTCTGATTCAGTGCAAGTAAGGGTTTACCTTGATCATGCGTTCCGTCTTGAGGAATTAATCTCAAAACAGACTGAAAAATATAGTCA